CTTCTTCATCATACTTTTGAAAAATATCATCATATACTGCTTCTGAAGTCCAACCTTCATATTTAAAGTCTTGGAAAATTGGAATGTCTCTCGGCTTTTCACCAATGTTATCTCTAACAAGAGTATTGTTTACAATATAGTCTGCGGCAATGTTATGTATTTGTGGATCTCTATCTTCTCTACGTGTCATATGGTCATATACACAATGCATAATTTCATGTGCAATAACAAATTCAACTTCTTTGTTAGACATTTTAGCAAAGAACGGAACACTATAAAATAAGTGTCTGCCATCTGTTGCGGCAGTAGGACACCAATCACTTGCTTCTTTAATGATAAGTCTTGTAGCCATGTTACCAAAGAACGGATGTCTTAGCAACAAACCAACACGAGCAACGATAATACGATCTTTTACTTCTGCACGAAGTTCGTCAGTAATCTCAGGCTGTTCGTCAGCCTTCTTCTTAATCTCTTCCCATCTATCTAAAACTTCTTGATCTTGTGTTGCCATGTGCCTATTCCTTATTGTTTATAATATTATTATAGTATATTTAATTGGATTTGTCAATCAAAAAAATGGGGTAGTATACCAAAATATACTACCCCAAAGTTGTTACGAAGCCTGTGCGGCAGTTACGTACTTTCCAAACTTTTCATGGAACTCATCAAAACAGTCAACTTCATCTGGATCGATTGGAAGTTGGTATTGTGTAAGTGCCAATTTGATACCCATTACAACTAATTCAGTATCAAAGTTCTTCATAGCAAACAATAAGAAGTTATTAACCATAGAGTCAAATTTCTTATCGCCTTTGTCGCTGGCTTCTTTTAGTTCATAGCAGAGTGAAACTGTTAAGGAATACATGGCACTGATTTCTTTAGTTTCTAACTCTGTTACCTTACCTTTCAAAATCTCCGATGGATTCGGAAGTTTTGAAGCCATCTTACGATGGGCCATGAACTTCACTGCAAGGCCTTCGCCTACAGAACCACTAACCAAATCGGTAGTGGTATTCTCGTCATCATCGTCTTCAAGTAACTCAGACACAAATGACCAAGAACGAGGTGTAGCAAATGAACGACTTGGTGACTTAGGATCAAAGTCATATAAGTCCTTCTTGCTAAAGGTCAAGTAACCCACAACGTCTGTGTGGATTTTATTCTCAGTTGCCCACTGAAACCAATCATCAAAGTCCACCTTAAGTTCTAAGTGAACAAATCTGTTTGCCAATGGTGCAGGCATTCTGTATGTAACACCCTTATCAGCATCTCTGTTACCAGCCGCTACGATAAGAACGTTATCAGGTAGTACATAAGTACCAACCCTTCGATTCAAAATTAACTGATAAGCCGCCGCTTGTACAGCCGGAGCCGCCGAGTTCATCTCGTCCAAGAATAAAACAATGGTCTTATATTTCTTAGCCATTGCCGCATCTGGAAGTTCCATTGGCGGTGCCCATTTCATTGTATTATCATTTGCGGCATAATACGGCATACCTTTAATGTCCGTAGGATCCCACAATGACAAACGAATGTCGATTAGTTTTGAATCTTCAAAAGTATTAGTGATTTGACTTACAATGTCCGACTTACCAATACCTGGAGGTCCCCAAATAAAGATTGGACGTTGTTTCTTCATAGCCCTAAGGATACTTTTCTTAGCATCATTTGGACCAATTGTTCTTGTTGCAATGTTTTCCATGTTGTACTCCTTATACGTTTACTTCAGTGCCATACTTAATTTCTAAGTATGTATATATAATACAGTCATTAGGAGCAAAGGTCAACCATTATTTGCACTTTTTTTTAATTATTTTTGGATAAGGCTTACCAAAATAAGCCAGTAAAATCAAGAGGTTAGTTCTTCGTCGGCTCTTTTCAATGCTTTTGTAAGGCCATATTTCTTAACATCTCCACTAAAAAGATGTAATTCGAGTGCTTTCTTTTCGTCAAATACAGTGATTCCTTTGTTAGTTAGATAGTATGGACACGTAATAAAACGGTCTAACCAAATTACTGTATTAGTTGTAAGTTGAAAGTCTTCTGGAAAAGGAACATCATATGATACTAAATCTAATTTTTCTGTAAGAAATAGCATACCAGCATCAGTTAATCGTAAGCCACCTTCTTCTTTGGCTCTTGTGTTTTGCCACCATGTAGGCAAATACTGCTTCATGGTTGCTTCATTAATGCTAATGTCTGCTTGTTTTAAGAAGACCTTTGTATAGGTTTCTTTCCAATTCATTTACTTCTTCTTTGGCTTGGGTGGTGTAACTATACCTTCACGGATTAATTTTTCTCTGTTTGCCATGTGCTTCATTTGTACTTCTTCTTTCGATCCGCCGAAATATGCTACAGCATATCCCTCTGCAATAAGTATGTCAGTGCATCTTTTGTCGTCTTTGGTGATAAAGTCTCCAAGGATTCTTCCGAACTTTCCTTTTTTATCTTCACCGCTTCTGTCGATTTCTGTTTTAAGGACTTGTATGGATCCGATTGGTAACAGGTCTTTAAGTTTGGCTTTCGATGCGAGTCCAAATGCTTTCTCCACTTTATCACGTGTTCTTGATTCAGGAGTGTCTATACCCATCATTCGAACACGTTCTTTGTGCATCCACATGCCAAAGCCAAGATCGATATCTACGTCAACGGTATCACCGTCTACTACTCTTAAAATTTTACATTTATATTCATACATTTATTTGCCCTCTGTAATTACTGTTCCATCTTTAAGTTCTACAACAGTAAACTCGCTACAGTTAAACAAGTCGTTTAACTTCTTAGCAAGGTTGTGTGCATGTCCTGGATTACTGAAAGAAACTTTCTTGTACTTAGGTCCTGGAAAACTTGATAATGAATTTTGTGTTTTTAGATTGAAAGGTTTTCCCTGATAGAAAACTGCCCAAATCGCATCGGCCGCGAGTATCTGATCTGACTTGTAAGTCTTCTTATCAATGTACTCCAACAATATTGTTGGTTTAGGTCTACTCATATACGTTGTTCCTCTTTTATAAACTACGTATATATTTATCCTAATTCTCAGTAATTGTTATGTTGAATGCTGTCGTTATTCTCGGTACATCAGATTTTTGTACAGGAATACTATGGTTTAAATAGGGTGGAAAGAATATCATATCGCCTTCTAAGGCGTCTGCATTAACGACTTCTTTTGGCCACATTGTAGGTAGGTTATTTGTAATAGGCGTAGGAGCACTACTACGTATGCCATCGCTTGATGGATTATAAAATATTGTAGGAGTATGATGTTCAGGATCGTACTTTACATAATGTACTGCACTAATTTGTATGGTTCTTGGACTTGATAAGTGATTGTGTGTTTCTCCCCAACCGCCTTTTCCTGTTACGTTATACCAAGCATCAATACCAACCTTCCAGTTGTGCGAATCTTTATATCCGTATTCGTTTAAAAACTCTTGTATCGTTGATTGATACTTTGGAAGAATGTCTTCCCAGTCTACTGGCCGAGCGCCTGAAAAATAATCACTGTATACATTGCAGAAATCGCAATTAGGACCTTTAACATTATATTCACTTTCTATGTTTGAGACGAAGAAACTTTTTAGTTCTTCTTGTTGCTTAACTTTTACCTTGTATATATCTGTTGAAAACAAAGTTTGTTTTATCATTACTCTTTGAATCCACCACCGTCCATCTCTACGTTAATAACTTCTGATTCTTTTTCTATTGCTTTGGTAGAAATAAATTCTTCTATGTTACCAAGTAGACGGGCATTGATTTGCCCTAATGTAAATGCAAGTAATTTAGCATCGGCGAGTGTTAGTCTTACATCATGTGCATTGCTTGACTCGGCGGCCTTTACTTGCGAAAAGAACTTTTCTAAAGGAACTGTATTAATTGGCTCTTTTTGCATCTGCATTTGCCTTTGATAGTTCCGAACGCATTTCGAGTTCTGTTTTGAAAGGTCCTTTTGAAACATAATTTTCACAAGTTACCATCTTAGGACAAAAACTTCTTACCCAGCCTTTGTCAAATTTAATAATGTAGTAACCTGCACAATATAAACTTTTAGATTTTTTACTCTTTGTAAACAAAGGTAACTTCTTTTTTACATCATACATACTATTGTGTGGTACACATGAAGTTGGAAATCCATGTACTTCTTTATCTGCAACCTTATCTTTGTTTGCATCAGAAATACTTGTTTCCCATTCGATAGCAATCTCTTTACTTAACTGCTTTTCGCTTTCATAAAATTTTGTATGTGTATTGCAACAGTACATATAAGTTTTATCTTCTTGTTTAGAAAGAGTACCGATACGTTCACCGTCCTCTTCAACAATCCAAAACTTGCCTGCTACAATAGATTTTCCTTTAATAGTCATTTATTCCTCCTAATACTTCAGTTGTTATGACAGTTACATCTAAACTTTTGTTTGACGCCACGGCCGCATATAATCTTGTTCTGCCATCGATAACAAATCGACCGCTGTCTAATTCTATAATCAAAGGTGGGCGACATGACCCGGCTTCTACTGCTTCAATAATAGGCTCTAAAGGAAACTCTCTTTCTCTACTATCACGTTTATCACGTGCAGTTAGTTCCTTAATGTACACTTCTCTATACCCTTCTTTACCACTTATATCCTGTAATGCTTTAAGCATATAAGGGTCTTGAGGCATATTGTCTAAGTTATTTAACTTCGTTATTTCGCTAACTGACATATTTTGGACAGGTAAATCGTCTAAAATAGTACCTAATTTCTTGGCTACGTTCTCCCTTAATACAACCATTCTACGTGTTTCTACACCGCCATTTAAGAACGGAAATTTAGTAGTAACCGCTTTTTGTACATCAGGATCTAATGAGCAAAGTAGTTCATATGCGTCAGCATAATTTTCGTCCATTAGTTGCATACGTATCTCGCATTTAATGGCTCGCTATAACTCTGTACTTGTTCACCTACTTTCACCAAGTCGTGTTTAGCACAGAACTTCATAAGTTTAATACCTACTTGTGTAATTGCCTTAGGCTCTACTGTAGCATCTTTGATTACACTATCAATAATACTTCTAATGTTATCTGGCTGTGCAGTCAAATCACAAAGTGTTACGTTACGAGTATAGTCATCTAATACTCTATGTTCGTCACCATTATGATCTACCCAACGTTGTAACATCAAGTTATTCCAGTTGTAGCCTTTGCTATCCTTGTCAGCAAACGCCTCTGTTAAGCCTACCTTGTTCTTTGTACCTTTTACTCTTACACCAGGATATGCACTGAACACGTTATCACTTGTGTCACCTCGCATACACTTTTCAAACAATAACCATTGTGGATTAGGTGCAGGACGTTCTGCCTTAGTTTTCTTATCTATAACACGATTACCTTTCTTATCAAAGTAACCTTCATGTGTAATAGTCATGTCTTGAATACCATTGTATTGTTTTACGTTAGGTGCAATTAGTTGTGCAAAGTCACCATCAGTTGAAACAATAACATGATTATCATTAGGGTGTGCTTGTACCCAACCTGCAATCAAGTCATCTGCTTCAAGTTCAGGATGTTGTAATACAGAACAATTAGTTTTATTACCTACGAAATCTTTGAACTCATCAAACATTTCCCAGAACACTTCATCTTCTTCTTGTTGTTGTGGAGTAGCCGCCGCTCGTGCATCACTTCTATTTCGCTTGTACGGCTCATAAAAGTCCTTACGCCAACTACGACCTTCTAAACAAAATACAACATGCGACCCATCAAAGTCCTGCCAAGCCTTTCTTACACCAGCAAGTGTAATATGAAAAGCCATACCAACCTTATCTGTAAGGTTACCACGAATTACGTGTCTTGCACGAAAAAATGTGTTAGCAGTATCAACGAGTATGTATGTCATTTAGTTGTCCTCTTGTAATAAAATATAGTGTTATTATACTACTTTTTAGTACTGTTGTCAACCTGTTTATTTGCTTCTGCTTGTGCTTTATACTTTTCTTGTATTTTGGTTAGCACTTCTTTGTTCATAAACGGAATGGCATTCATTTCTTCGTGATTGAATGAACCTGTTAATCTTAAATCAAATGCTACACTAACTCTTGGATCTTTTGAATCATGTTCACCTGTATAGTGTTGTGTGCTACTCGGGAACATTACACAGCCACCTTTTTTATTTGGTAAGCCAAGTTTTGATTCAGGATCATAACAACTTCTGTAGAATGTTGCAGTTGAATAATCTTCCAAATGCATATTACCACTCAAATAAGAATCTGGTTGAGCACCATGTGAGTGCGGAGCCATTGATTCATTTTGTTTGAGAATGTTTGCCCAACATACAATTTGCAAGTCTTTAAGTTCAAGTTGTGCAGTTTGTACGTACTCAATATATGAATATCTTAAAAACGTTAGCAGTTCATTAAATGCAGGATCGTCTTGTGATAGTAAGTTATACTTTCCAAAACGTGTTGTAATATGATCTTCACTTAACCCTGTACCACCTGTTGAAGTGTAATCGTAATCTAAGATAGTCTTCTCGTTATCAATTATCCATTTTCTAATGGCATCTACATGCTCATGGTCAGTCCAATTTGTTAACCAAAGAGGAATATTCCAACTTGGTGCAAACTCCGTTAATGGATGAAAACTTTTAATTCTTACAATACTCACTTTACACTCCTTTTTTGACTTTCAAAATTATTAACAAAAACTCTTATAAGTCTTGACATATCGACTTCTTCTGTTTTAAGTGTTCTTGGATTTTTGAAACTTACTTTACAATCGTTTACTTTTGCATAGTTCATGTTCTTTTCATCTATAACAATAGCGTCATCTGTATTCTTACGCCAATCATGTGAACTATAACCTAATACATCAGTACTCATTACTTAATTTTCTTTCCGATATGACACATTTCTTTTAGTATCATTCTTAAATTTCTTGCAATCTTATATAGAAAAAATACTCCTGCAATCATTATTGCGGTATCTAAATATTCAATTATCATTTTACCTCCGATTTATCTTCGCTTATTTTTGTTGTGTTAATGTAACCTGCACCTCTTGTAGTGTCCATGCCTTCTTCTGCAAGTACATTTCTTGCGAGGTCTTTAAACCACAGGTCAACAATTTCTTCATTTGACTCACCTTTGTAACCAGCATCAAGCAGTTGCTCAATAAACTCGTTGTTCCAGTCAAGTTCAAAGAAACCATTTCTAATATTATCTTTGTTTACTTGTGTATCAAGTACGCCAACCCAAGGTTTCTTAGCCTTAGTTGCCGCTTCTTTTTCTTTTAACATAAGATCTCTATGCGAGAGCTCAGTTCCTTTTGTAGCCTTGTTCATGCCTAACATGTCTTTCATTTTATCTAACATATTCACCATCCTGCCTTTCTAATAGCATCTTCGTCAAGTTGCTTGTTTTTGTTTTTCTTTTTACGTTCCACTTCGTCACGTGCCTTTTTTATTTCTTTATATGGATACATACCGTCTGAATGTAAGTGTACATCTTCATTTTCGACTTTTACTTTTTTCTTTCTTAACTTCTTAACAAGTAATGGAAGATACACACATACACCTACAACCGTCCAAAAGGTCATCAGTACTGTGAAATATAACTTCCAGTTAGCAATGTCTACCGCTATACCTAACGTAACACCACCTATCCATACATAATCTAATGCGGCATGGAAACGTTTCCAATTACTTCCATACTTGGCCATTAGTGCTTCTC